ATCAAGAATTATATTTTTAGGTACACCACAAACAGAATTTTCTATTTATAATAAGCTCCAAGAGAGAGGTTATAGAATTAGATATTGGTCATCTCGTTATCCAAGCGAAAAACAATTAAGTGCTTATAATGGTAATTTAGCTCCAATAATCAATAATACTTGGGCTTCTGAGCTTATAGGTAAACCTACAGACCCATCAAGATTTAATGAGCAGGATTTATTAGAGAGAGAAATCTCTTATGGTAAACTAGGTTTTAATTTACAGTTTCAGTTAGATACCAGTCTTTCAGATTTAGAAAAATATCCTCTAAAATTATCTGACTTAATAGTAATGACTTGTAACGTAGATAACGCACCACAAAAAGTTATCTGGGCTACATCTCCTGAACTAAAGATAAATGACTTACCTATGGTTGGTATGCAGAATGATGCTTTCTTTAGACCAATGCAAATACAAGGTGAGTGGTTAAGTTATACAGGAGCAGTGATGTCTATTGACCCATCAGGAGCAGGTAGAGATGAAACAGCATATTGTATTTCTAAATTCTTAAATGGAAATATTTATATTCTAGCATCAGGTGGTTTCAATGCAGGTTACACTGATTTTGTTTTAGATAAATTAGTTCAATTAGCTAAAAGATATAAAGTTCATAAAATATTAATCGAAGAAAATTTTGGACTAGGTATGTTTGAAGCATTGTTAAAACCATACTTAATAAAAACTTATCCTTGCACTACAGAACTAGTTAGACAAACTTCTAATAAGCATAAAAGAATAATTGAAACATTAGAACCTTTGTTTGCTCAACATAGAATTATAGTTGATACTAATGTAATTAAGAATGATTACGAATATACGAATAGTTTATATTCTCCTGAGAAAGCTCTTAGGTATCAATTATTTTATCAAATTAGTAGATTGCAATATCAGGTTAATAATCTAATCCAAGATGACAGACTTGATGCTATGCAGATGGTTTGTGCTTATTGGTTAAATCAATTAGCAAATGACCAAGATTTAGCTTTCAAGAGAAGAAAAGATGAAATGTTCAATATGGAGCTAGATAAATGGTTCGGTAATAACGATAGGCAGATGTCTTGGCTTAAGTATTAAATACACCCCTGTATGCGAAAATTTACAGGAAAATTTTAACGAAAATCGGAACATCTTCATAGACTAACTAAGACGCAAAGAAAGGCACAGAAACGTGCTTAAAATTGGTTTAAAGTGGTCTTTAAAATGTCTTAGAGATACTGCTTCTAGTAAATCTGAATATCTTACTTAAGTTGTCTTTAAGATTAACTTAAGTTTAACTTAAGATTAACTTAAGATATACTTAAGTAGTAGTAGAAAGTAGTAACTTAAAGATAACTTAAGACAGTATAGTATATATTAGACAGCTTCTAGACAGCTCCTAGAGAGCTTCCTAGACAGCTCCCTAGACAGCTACAGATAACTAACAAACTAAATGACAACCTATGAAAAAACTCATTTATCTGAAAACTTTAGTCGGTAAACAACCAGAACTAAATAAGGAAGAATTTACTAAGAATTTAAAGGATATGTGTAAGGATATACAATTAGATATTAAACCAAGAACTGCAAAAGAAGACTTTAAATTAGGTAAGGAGTTTATAATTAAACACACACCTGAATTTCTAGCTTCTGCGATTGATTATTCTTTAGCTGATACAATAAAAGAAGAATTATTTAGGTAAAATAATTTTGCCAAAAAATGCGAGAAGTACACGCATATAGGGGAAATTTTTTTTGTCCCCCTATGCCAACTTTTAAAAATGACTGCCAGTCTAGGCATAATGCTAACTTGTTTGCAGTAAAACTGTAAAAAAGTATTACTAATTGCTAAATTGCACTAGTCTTAGTGAATAGTGTGCTTCAATTTCCTTGAAATTTTAAAACTATTTTGCATTTGCACAAAATTTTTTTTGTTTGCTGTTATGTGTTTTATTATCTGTTTATAGTTTCGTGCAATTATCTTGCACTCTTAGAATACTATACCTACATCAAAGGTGTAGGTTCTATAACTTTAACAAAAGGACAGTCTAGATGACTAAACAGGAAGAACCAAAAACAATAGTGTGTAGTGAAGAAAAAGACTTATTAACTTTTCAACAAGTATCAGACTTCGTTGGTGGTTATGTAGAAGTTGTAAGACTAAGTACAGGCGATACACTTCTAATTAATGAAGATGGTATATCAATGAACTTACCAATTAATTTTTCTGCTACAGCAATTTATAGAAATGAACTTGATGGTAAGGATATTACAAAATTATCTAAGTTAGAATTTCAACGAGTGTATAAAACTAATATGTTTCGTATTCTCGGTAATGCAGTGTGGGTAGATAAGAAGTTTGCTAATAGATTGTTTCTAGATGAAGTACCAGACAAGAGTTTACACTAATGAGTATTGATAAAGAGAAAATACTTTTAGAATTTTATAGAGCAAAGGGTGCGAAGATACGCAAGAATACGAAGCAGTCCGAACCAGACTTTGTAGTAAAGCTACCTGAAGGTAAAAGCAAAAAGATAGAAATAAAACAAAACGTAAGTGGTGATAGTAAAGTACCAATTAAAATCATCAAAGGTTTTGAAAGCGACATCAAAGGAGACTTACAAAAATTAGGCATTAAAGGGTGGGGAGAGTTTACACAGAAAGAAGTAAATGCTTTTAAAGGATTACTTGGATTACCAATAGACACACTACCACTACCTAAACCAGTACAGCTTAGAGGTTTACTTGATGACGATGAAAGTAGATTTTTAAAAAAAAGTGAATGGTCAAGCATACAAAACCGAACCTTACGAGACCAATATTTTGAACATAAACTAAAATGGTTGTTAGATGAAAATGAAATAACCAAACCTACAGACCTGTTAGCTAAATTTAAAAAAAGCAAAACTATTAAATATGTTTTTAAGAATGTAACTACACACAGTGAAGTTGGAAGATTTATGCTTCGTATGGGCATACGACCTGCTGAAGTATTGCAGTATGTAATGGAAAGAATAATTCAAAATAAAAAATTATTTAACGAACACCGCATCAGAATAAATCAATTATTATATATGGGGAACAATGATGCTTGGGAAGCACAGATTGGTGTAGCTTGGTATCATCAGTTAAAATTAGTTGATGAAGAAAACGAAGCCAAACAAAGAATACATTGGAGAAAAAGACCAATTAAGTACAAGTTATCAAAATTGTATATTAGTCAAACTTGGAAAGACTTTCAGAATAAACACAAAGAATTTTTAGGACATATAAAAAGTTATCCGCAGTTCACACAGTTCTGTAAGTCCTGTAGGCGAATGTATAAATCATACAGCAAAAAATTTAAGATAGCTCCAAGACAATAACCACTGTTCAAGTGGTGTAAATTATTAATTATATAAAAATAATTCTTATCACCAAGTCCTTACAATACTTAGCTTTTTTTATTATTTTATAACTTTTACTGTAGAGATGGTGTAAAAAATTATTTGCATATAGAAAATCTCTAGTGATTTGCACCCATTGTAATCACCTCTTATAATTCTTATTGTCTAGAACAAGAAAACAATTCTATCTTAACAAAGATGTGTGCGTTTTCTAAATTGAGGTTTGAGGTTTTTCAGATGTAATTTACCTCACACAACATCTGGTTCTTTCTACTCAGACCTCAATTAAAATTAACAGTGAGGTAAGGAGATACTGATAGATGAATAAAACAGAAATAATATCTTCACCTGATATTAATACTTTCTTTATTGTTGAAACTATTCGACTAACTCTAAAAAGAGGTGGTTATATTTTCACTCATAATAAAGTTTACAATCAAATTAAAAATTTAATTTAGATGACTGATATAACTAAATACAAAAGTATTGCGATACCTTTAAGTACATACAAGCAAATTACAGAGGTAGCACAAACAGGTTTTGATGTGCCAATGAGCAGGTCAAAAGCAGTTCAACATATATTTAATATTTGGACTGGCAACGTAGCAACAAAACAGAAGCTAGTAGAAGAAACAGTTTATGATAGTGACAATAATCTAAACAGTTACCGATACTATTCTGAAAATCCTAAACCAATACCAAACTATTATGGAATACAAAACGATAGAATAAAAAGAAAACTATCTGAAAGACAATCCGAACTGGTTGGTGGAAAACAAAAGGAACAATGCAAATAAAGCTGATAAGCAAACTGGATAATCAAACTTATCCAAAAGTTGATACAACTTTTTTAAAAAAG